CTCCGAACAAGTTCCCCACCAAAACGTCACGCTCGGCTCGGTTCGGGGGAAACATGACCGAATGTCAGTGGAAAAGTGCAAGTGGTAAACTTTTAATTTGATGCTATTTAAGAAGTAGCGTTGTAAGACGCTCTAGCTGAGTGTCAACGTGAACTTCCTTTTTGTCTCATGATCGATAAACGCCCCTTCTTCCTTCCTTTTCCGTCCATCCAGTCATACCTCGTTATAGAAAGAGTTGCAGAAGAATACCAAGCTTCGAGATAAGAATCAAGCCTTCATGGTCGACAAGAATCCATCCAAGTTGAATTCTTCTTCGTACTGCTTCTCGTCCCATAGCTCAGAAAGCTCATCAAGGATGCCCTTCTTGCCCTTCTCACGAACATTACCCTCAGCGTCCACGGCATCTGCTTCATCGATCGAGTTGGGGTCCTTAGGCTTATCTTCAAGCGATGGTGCACCTTCAGTGTCACCCATGTTGAAGAGATCCAGAATCTGATCTGTCTGCATGCTTCCCAGGCCAGCGTTCTGCTGATTGACAACAGTACTAGCGACATCGATCTTGAATCTTTGCAAGCTCAGAATCTTCTCCTCAAGAGTGCCGCGAGTGATCAAGCGATAAACGTTCACGACCTTCTTCTGACCAATACGATGCGCGCGGTCCATGGCCTGGAGATCCTTCTGAGGATTCCAATCATGTTCGACAAAGATGACTGTGTCTGCTCCAGTCAAGTTGAGACCAAGTCCACCAACACTGGTAGTGAGGAGCAAGCAATCAATGGAGGGATCGGAGTTGAAGCGGTTGACAATGTCTTGACGCTTGGAAGCTTCTATACTTCCATCAAGACGTGAGAATGTGATTGATGGTAGCATACGCTTGAAAACGGTCGACTCAACCATATCGAGCATCTCCTTCATTTGACAGAAGATGAGAGCTCGGTGCTGAGATACGGCTTGGTCAGCGGAAGGTACCTCACCCGCCGGTGCAGCGTCAACACCGATACCACAGTCGACAAGAAGGTCTCTGAGGGCAGTAAGCTTAGGAGCATGAACCGGATCAGTCAAACTCGAATTTTGACGTGCCAGTTGCGCTTGAATCGTTGCATATTGCTTGTGGCTCTCCTTCATCACCAAGGCTGGCGAATTGCAAAGCTTACGCATATATTGCAGGGCTTGGAAGATGTGTTGCTTGGCCTCCTTGTCAGCAGAGCCAGCCTTCTCGGCAATTGTCTTCGACTCTTTGCGAGTAAAGTCCTCGAAGAGCTTCTTTTGCAAGTCACTCAGGTCACAGTAGTAGTTCTGCAGAATCTTGGGTGGCAAGTCATCCAACACCTCTTCCTTAAGACGACGCAACAAGAAGGGTAGAACTTGTTTGTGCAAGGCTTCAATGGCCAATGCACCAGCTTCTTGCTCCTTTGAAGAAGATTTGCTGAATCGGGAAGCAGCAATGGGCTTTGCGAATCGGTCTTGGAACATCTTCTCTGTACCAAGGAATCCGGGCATCAGGAAGTCAAACAATGACCAAAGCTCGAGTACGTTGTTCTGGATTGGTGTACCCGAGAGGATAAGGCGGTGATTGCTTGCGATACGCTTGACAGCTTGTGTGACTTTAGCTTTGGGGTTCTTGATGAGATGGCCTTCATCCAGCACACAGTAGTTCCAAGTGTAAGGTGCAAACACTTCAACGTCGTTTCTGCAAATGTCGTACGAGGTAATGACGATGTCAGCCTCGGTAAGCTTTGCGCGGTGCTTGTTACGCTCAGATGGTGGGCCGACATAGGCCACGGCATTCAGGAAAGGCGCATATGTACGAATCTCTTGCTGCCAATGTCCGGATAGAGTTGGAGGACAAACGATCAATGAAGGCATCTTGCGTTGATCGGGTGCTTGAGTTTTGGCGTATTCCTCTGCGCGCATGTGATGATCACTGGCGACGATGCAGATTGTTTGCAGTGTCTTACCAAGACCCATGTCATCACAGAGAACACCGTGGAGATGGTATCGGTTGAGGAAGGCCAACCAGTTAACACCATCTTGTTGGTATGAGCGAAGTTCGGCCTTGATTGCGACTGGAATGTCGAATGACTCGACCTTCTTGGGATCGAGCATTTGCGCAATAAACTTGCGCTCCTTTTCACGTCCCTTGAGGAGCTCCTCAGAGAGGCCTGGTGGGTCTGGAATACCAGCCTCGAGAGGTACCAGCTTGACCAGTGTAGCGAAAGCGGTGGTAGCAATCAAACGTACACCATTGTCCGAATCACTCATGCGTCCGAGTACAGGAACCAGGAGGAAGATGACATAGGGCAGGATACGATCCTCCATGACTTGGATGAGATGGTAGATGCACTCGATCGCGCCTTGTCTGCAATACACGTCGGTCGGATTGCTGATTGGCGGCAGAACTCGCTCGACCAGCATAGTGAACCCCTTGACAGTGATCACACTACATATGCTTGCAAAGCACTTGGCAGCGGTGTATCGAAGGACGGCAAGTCTTGTCTGGAGAGCTCTAGCAACCAAACCCATAAGATCAAGAACAAATGTATGCAAGTCTGAGTGGAATGAAGGCACCAACGCACGAAGAGTAGACATGGCATCCACCACTTCTTGACCCACGTTTTGTTCGGAATCAGTGATATTTTCAGGCAACTCTCCAGAGAAGCAGTGACGAATAGGGTTCTCGATGAGAGTACGAAGCATGGGTACCTTTTCAAAGAGATCGCTGCCGAATCGGAGACAGAGTTGCTCCAGAGCGTCCTTTGTACCACGTCTTGTAATGCGAGCTTGGCGAACCTCTCTCTCGTATTTGGCAGCATCCGGACGGTCTTGAATATCTTCGTCTTTTTGTAACGAGAGGATACCGGATTCTCTGTCTGCGTTGGGGTGAAACTCGGGCGTCTCGCCAGTTTCCATGCAACAGAACTTGACCAAGTTGCCAACAACCTTGTCGACAACCTTCATGCGACCACTGGAAACCAGTTGATCAACCAGACTGGCGATTGCAGCTGCGGAGCGCTTTTGGAGCTCAAAGTTCTCTTCATCCTTGACGCTGTCCATAAGGCCCTTGATGGTAGCCTGAGGCTTCTTGGGAATTTCCTTAAGTGCCACAATAGCAGCGGCTGCAGCAGACTTGATGCGAACGTCACGTTGCTTCTTGATCAGAGTTGCTTCGGCAATGACCGAATCGACATCAGCCTTTGCGCTTGATAGCATCTCGGTTGCGGTGACACGTTGAGCAGGTGAAAGAGTCTTGCGCAGTCGTTCATAGTCTTGAACAGCGATGCGCTCTCCATCAGCGAGCGAGAAGGCATTCTTACCGGCCTCCGGCTCTCCTTGAACGACGACTGCTATTATCGGAAGTTTACTAGGTGGGACGTGGGCCTTTTCGCGGAAAGTATTGAGCAGACTTTGGCACTGTGCGCGCACGATCTGTAGGTAGCTGGTGAGATCACTGTACCAGCTAGGTCTGTCTTCTTCCGCAAGAGGACGAAGGTTCTCTGCAAAAGATGAGGTGAGATCATCCTTAGTAGGCGATAGCTTGGCGTATTCCTCGATGAAAACGGCGGTGAAGAGTTGTGTAGTCGAGAAGCCGGATTTGAGATTAGGAAGGATCTTCACAGAGAACATATCGCTTTTTGTTGCTGCCGGCCAAATCTGACAAGCCTTTGCAAGAGCTTGAGCTGCATGGGTTCTTGAGCGAATCATAATGTCTGCTCCAACGAGATCGACGTCGCCTTGCATCATGTGCCCGTCGA